GTTTCATTGATGGCCGTTGGATGATGGTACGCGCCCCAAAGTGTTTGTCGAAAGACACACTTTGTCTCAAGACGATTGACTACGCGGAAAAATGGCTGTCACAAGTCCGCACTGGCGGGCTTGCATGCTACGGTTCTGTTCCGGTTCTCAGTGCCTTTTACTCAACGTTGCCATTGACAAGGGAAACGTTCAATCGTGAGGCACTCTACGGCACCGGCCTGTATTACCTCTGCCGTGACATGAATTCACAACACACTGTCACGGATGCCAACCGTGTTGCATACTATGACACCTTTGGCATTACTCCTAGGGAGCAGGAGTTAATTGAGGCTCAGTACAGGTCACTTACCTACATCAGATCGCCCGACCGCAATACCCCTGGTCTAGTTATGCCGCTCCCGATATAATCAACCCAGGGACCTACACTCTTTATCAAGTAGGATTGCAACACACTCACGTCTTCATTCCGTTTCAACAATGCCGAAGAAAGGAAATGACAAGAACAACAACAACAACAACACGACAGGCAGTCCAGCTAATAAGCAGGTTGCGAGCCTGTCTCAGAAGCTCGATCGCGTGCTTTCTCGTATTCCTAAAGGCACTTTCTCCGCAATGGGAGGTGCCCTCGGAGGACCAGCAGGAGCCATTGCCGGGTCAGCCCTTTCCACAATCAGTGGCTACGGGGACTATACCGTCAGACAGAACTCCATCTTGACCAAAGGTGGCGTTGGCGCTTCGGACATCATACCGAAGTTCTCTGGTTCAGGTGGTGTCGGCAGTAATGTCCGGATTGCTCATCGCGAGTATATCATGGATATTGTTGCACCCAACGGCAACACCTTTAACGTTAAGCAACTTGGGATTTCACCAACCAACTCGGTGATGTTTCCCTGGCTTTCAGCTTTCGCTAGCAAGTTCCAACGGTACAAGATCCATGGAATGGCTTTCTACTACAAGTCGACGAGTACTGATTATGACAATTCTGGTGTTGTAGCTATCACCATTAACTATGATCCGTCCGAGCCGGCCTATAGAACCATGAGTGGCATGATGAACTCTAAGTTTGCTGTGTCAACCAAGCCTTCCATGCACCTTGCCGCACCCGTTGAATGTGACCAAAGGGAGTCACCGACTGCAGGATACTTCATTGACCACGACGAGCACCCTTCTGATGCCGGCAACCGTCAAACCCATAAGGGCATGCTAAACATTGCAACCCAGGGACTGACCTTGCCGGCCGGTACTTCTCTTGGCCAACTCAGTGTCGTCTACGATATTGAGCTCATGTATCCGTTCGATGCAGTGGGATCCACTGTCAAGAACTTGTCAACTGCCTACGATGTGGGAAATGTATACGACGATCGGACATGGGCCTCAAGGAACATCAGCAGTGATCTAATCACTGGTTTCCCTTCTTGGCCCGAAGATCGCATCCTATACACCGACTACGATGTCCAGACCGATGGTCCATACCGGATCAATCTCGGTGGAACGGGTCGGAACGCCACGTTCACTTTCTCCCATGAAGGTACGTACGCCATTAGTGTCACCACTCAAGACCAGACGGTCACCATCACGGATTCTGTCTCTATTGAGAATGGCGGTGTCGTACATTTCGCTGACAGATATAACACCATCGGAGGTGCCGAGACTTATCCACAGTCGCAGGCATTCGTCGTCGTTGACGCACTCGCTGGATCTAAACTCAACTGGTTTGACTCTCAAATCGGTGATGGAACCAACGGACCCGGTGGTGTCACAATGATGCGAATTTATGTGTCAAAGTTGTCGTAGGAATTGTTTTGTCATCCGGCTGTGAAACAAGATAGATATCGCCACATAGTTAGCCACCGCGGTATCTATATGTAAATTAATGTAAATTGTACCAACACCTTTATGACCTCAGTGGCGGCGGTGTTTGGATGCCGCCGCTGAGGTCGACAGTCAATTTGTACAGTAAATCCCTGTGGCAGGGTCGTTACCACAGACTTGAATTCGGGTTAGTCCACCCCGAGGTAACGTGATATGTCTGAAGACACTGGTCATTTGTGTGTGTGTGTGTGGAGTACAGAAGTTTGAGTGGTAGGAGGTAGCTCAACGTTTGACCTGGTATGTGGAATGGTAGTGAGGTACACGTGAAGTGTATACGGATTTAATCCTAGCTGTGTGGTGCAGCAACACTATCAGGAATCATACTTGGCCGGCGCAAATCTCAGTAGATTGGTGGTCGTCACTCCGGTGATGACATTTCCTGTTGAGTTGGGAGCCTCCACCACGGGTTGACTACCCGTAACATATGTATCAACTCCACACCCCCACAGTCGACGCTTCGGCGGGGCCTTAACGACGTAACAAGTGATCATCC